TGGATGATGCCCTGGCTCTCGCCCACGCCCGCGACCATCTGGTTGAGGACACCGGACATCAGCAGGTTCACGAGGATCGCGCCGAAGCCCATCGGCAGCAGAAGCGAGGGTTCATAGTCCTTTTTGATGGCGAGATAGATGAGCAGCGCGCCCACCACATACATCACGCACTGCTGCGGTGTGACCGCGCGGATGCCGTCGAGCAAAAACTCCATGCTGTAAACACTCCTTATACTCAGTCGGTTTTGGTAGCCGGACAAAAGAAAAAAGACCTCTAAAGAGATCTATCCTATTAAATTCAGAGTGTATCATAATTCTGCGTTTTTTATCTCAACTGGAATGTATGCCAGTCCGGAAGTGTGGGATGGTAAAGCTTACAATAGGAAGGAATTGAATTACAAAGTGAAGAATGTTTCTTTGTCGAACAAATTCAATAAGTTGGAATCAGAATTATTATTGCTTGGAGACAAACTGAAATCCATGAGTGATAGAAGTCTGAAGGCGTATCTGGTCGGTGTGATAGCTGACAAACCAATTGCTTCTGATAATTTCCTTCGTTATTTGGATGAATATGCGCTTTTGAAGGAAAAGAAAAGTACTAGAGATAGTTATATGACTACGCGAATGCATATAGTGAATTTCGATGAATGCGCAACATTTGATACAATAGATAAAAAATGGCTTACTCGGTTTTATCAGTACCTTTCTGACAAGGGATATAAGATCAATTATATAGGCCTGCTTATGAAGAACATACGAACAGTATTTAACTATGCGATTGACGAGGAAATTACTTTGAAGTATCCATTTCGGAAGTTTAAGATAAAGCGAGAACAGACTCGCAAGAGATGTTTGTCGGTTGATGAGTTGAGGCTTTTAAGGGATTATGCGGTTGAACCATATCAAGAGATATATAGAGATATATTCATGTTGATATTTTACCTTATAGGCATAAATATAGAGGATCTGCTCTATCTCACTGAAGATAATGTAGTTAGAGGGAGGATAGAATACTATCGTCATAAAACGGGAAAACTGTTTTCTGTAAAAATGGAACCTGAGGCAAAAGCTATTATAAACAAGTACAGAGGAGACAAGTACTTGCTTAATATAATGGAGGAGCGCAGGAACTATACCAGTTTTACGGCTGCGATGGATCGAGCTTTAAAAGAAATAGGTGAAGTCAAAAAGAGTAGGCAAAAAAAGATTAGGAAGCCTTTATTCCCCAGTCTGTCCAGTTACTGGGCCCGCCATTCTTGGGCAACTATTGGAGCAGAACTAGATATACCTAAAGAAACATTGTCTGCCGGCCTTGGGCACGAAGTCGGATCAAGTATAACATCTATATATATAAAGTTTGATCGTAAAAAAGTAGATGAGGCTAATCGTAGAATTATAGATTACGTAAATGGGAAAAATAAAAAGGGAGCGCAGTAAGCTCCCTTTTTATTAATATTACAAATTTTTCAACCATTTTTTTCCTGATTTAGTCCTGAACCAAATCAGGATGCCACATGCGATAATGGATGTGGCGGTGTACACCATGCTTAAGAAGTCCATAGATTTTATTTTAAAATAATATTAGCTATTCTTGCTAAGAATATAGTAGCTATACATCCGATAATAATCCTATATGCGTCCATTTGGCAATCCGTATAATTGGGCTTTATAGATACTATTCCTCCTACAACAAGTCCTGCAAAAGAAAGTTTTGATAAATCGAAGAAATACGCGGAAAGTTTTTCCTTTCTACTCCTATCCTTCTCTCCTGCTTCTTTTATGCGGTCTAATATACGCATTATTTTTTATTTGATCTTTCAATTATTATATTTTTACTACTTTCTATTTTAACAGCTATGCCTTTAGCTTTGTAGCTATAAACTCCTCCGCTACTTATACGGTTGGCGGTTACTTGGTAATTGATTAGAGCATTTGCACCGTATTTTTTAGCTGATTCTACCATCGCTTCGGTTGCATGATCAATTGTAGGGACATAAATTATATCTCCATTTGACCTCTCAATGGTAGGAAGGCTAGATATTGTAGTATTCTTAGTCTTCTTTCCGGTATAAAAGCTCATTTGTATCTCGGCGACAGGAATATAAGATGCTTCTTTGATATCAGTCCCTGTTGGATATATAAAAAAGCCGGATTGTACATACTTCGTGTAGTCTGAAACGTATGAATATTCTGCGTATTTAGGGCCGCATGCCGTCATAACCAATGACAGAATTGCCAATGCAATTCCTTTTTTACTTATTTCCATAATGTAAACGTTTAAGTGGGTATTACTTGCTGTGTTTTAATCTATCATAGTCTTTTAAATTAAAATATTCCTTAGAGGTCTCGTCCCCAGTACAAATGATCAATTTTAAAAATGAATCATTTGGTGGTCTTAAATTATCTAGCTTCCCTGTTTTGGCGTGGCTATATAACTTCATGTTACTTTCTACTCCTAAATTATTGAGTAAATTTTCTTTTTGTATTTGCCCAGCTATCTTTAAGTCAGCCAAAGCCTTAAACAAGGTGTCATCAATGTTCATATGTATTAAATTGGTCTGATATGAACAAAGTGGATCGCCGTTTTGTTCAGGCGTACTTGTCTGATTTCAATTGTCTTTTTAAATCTTTTATTTCATCATATAACGCACCGCACTCTAAAGCTCTATCCTTAAGCTCGGCGGCAGTTTGTCCGAATAGGTTTACTATTGATTCATACTTCTCCATGCTTACATATTGACTTTTATCAAAATTATCGTTAATATTTTCGGAATCATTTTTAGTCATTATGCCTTCTCCTCTAAGAAGCCATTCGGCGGATACATCTTTAAATTTATCAAGTAGAATAAATAAAGTTTCGGCGGTAATAGATGCACCTCTATTTATTTGTCGAGATAAGCGATTCTGTAGGGCTGAATCTCCATCAGAAAATTTATTTATACTAATGTTATGGGACAATAAAATCTCATTAACTCTTTGTCTTATAAGTTCTTCCATATAAATTAGTTATTTATTTTGATTCTAAATAATCGTTTTCGATTAAACATTTAAGCGAATTTGCTTGTTGTTTAATTGAATTCGATTAATTTTGCATCCGTATTCCAATAACGCAGAATGCAAAAGGACATAAAAAGGGCTGTCACGACATAAGCCGTGATTTTGCTAGCACCAAAATTGTCTCAACGGCAAATATAGTGACTTCCCTTTTAATATCCAATCAGAAAGACGTAAAAGTAGGTTTCGTGGTTGCTACCTACTAACAGGAAAATATAACAGACGGCTCTATTTGAGTACTTATCTAGCAACCACAACAGGATAAGGAAAAAATAGAGCTTTATTTTTTAGATTATGAAAAAACCTCCAATAACAGGCAAGGTTCAGCCAATGTATAAAACATGGTTAAGCAAGACTGAAGCTATGTCATATTTAGATTGCGGTGAAAGACTCTTAGAAGTATTGCGCGGTAAAGGAGAAGTTGTGTTTTCTCAATATGGCAAAAAGATATGGTACAATGCTGCCTCTCTGAATAATTTTCTTGAACGCCATAAACCAATAAAGAATAAAGATTCAATAAAATAAGATTGCGGATAAAAACTAGATTAATTTGTTCATGTCCCACCCCTGTGAAGCGTCTGGTTCATTTTAATAAAAAACTTTTTATAAGGGTTTTCTTGACGAAGACCAACAGTTGAACGGTTCGTGAGAATAGTTCTTCTTTTTTAATCTGAATTCCAATTTAATAACATAAAAAATAGTATAATGAAAAAAAGAAGATTTCCCAAGGAAGTAGCGAGATTTTTCAATCCGCACAAATCATTTAGCAAAAGAGGTACTCATCAATATGAGAAGTCCAAAGAATCAAGTTATGTCATAGCCTATAATGGCGGAGGAACTGCCAGGAAGGTGATGGACGAAAATGGTAAAATAACCTATGAATAAAATCGTATGGCAATGCACATGTTTTTTGAAGTCCGTATCCGTTACGAAAAGACGATGGAGAACGGACAAAACAAGAAGGTCGATGAACCTTATCTGGTCGACGCTCTCAGTTTTACAGAAGCGGAAGCTCGAATTATTAACGAAATGACTCCCTTTATCTCTGGTGATTTCAAGGTAAAGGCAGTCAAGGAAGCAAACTTCTCAGAGATTTTCTTTTCCAATGAAGAGAGTGCTGATACCTACTTTAAGGCAAGACTGGCATATGTAACTCTCGACGAACATTCCGGAGCGGAAAAGAAAACCTATACGAATGTCTTAGTACAAGCTGCCAATCTACGCGATGCCGTAAAGAAGCTGGATGAAGGCATGAAAGGCACGATAGCTGACTACAAAATTATCTCGATTGCCGAGACTAAGATCATGGACGTTTACCTATATAAGCCGGAGGAGGAAAAGTGATGAATAAAGCTACTAAAATAGCCATTACAATTATAGCTGCTATCATAGTAATAGGTGGATGTATCTATTCCGGCAGAGTAGAATATAATGATGCTGTATTGTCTAGCATGTCTGCTGATAAATACGATTATATCCATAGCTGTCTGGGTGGCTCCGCTACCCAAAATGATGTGGTAAAAGAGTACATTGCTAACCAGAAGTATTACGATTCCAAATTTAATTGATAACTATGAGACTAGAAGAATTTATAATCCCACCGGAATGCACCCGTATTTCGATCAAAACAGAAGATAAAAAGATAGTCATATTATTCGAACCTGAGACCCCAAACATTTTCTTCTGCGATGAAACCGAACGGACAGAGGAGAAACCGCGCATAGGCCAATTGGCAATTATGTGGGGAAAGAACCGAAGAGAGGCTATTATCTCAAGGGTAGAGGATATAGACTACACGGACTTTATCTACAAAGCGAAAAACCAAGAATGGTACGAACGTGCGATCCGCTTCCGTGACGAAGAGCAGTATAATAAAATCCTGTTTTATAACGATGCTGGGAAAAACGAAGTATCAAAAGTCCAAACCAAAAAAGGCTAGCTTAACAGCTAAGTTAGATAAGGTATTCAGCGAATATATCCGGTTACGTGACACAAGAGAGGACGGGACCTTTACCTGTATATCTTGTAACCGGATATTGCCCTACGATCAGGCGGACTGCGGTCACTATATCAACAGGAAGCATATGTCTACCCGCTTCAGCGAAAAGAATTGCAATGCTCAATGTCGCTCCTGTAACCGCTTCGATGAAGGCAACATTCAAGGCTATCGTCGTGGACTTGTAGCCAAATATGGCGAATCTGTAGTGGTCATGCTGGAATCAATGAAAAATCAGATCAATAAAATATCTGAATTTGAATACAATACTATGATTGATCACTATCGTAAGGAGGTCAAACGCTTAAAACGAGAGAAAGGAATATGAGTAAAGAAACCTATAAGAAAGTCAAATGCGACTGTCGTAACTGTCAGCGTGCCGGTCCTGTGGAAAACTTCATGGTTGTCTGTCCCAAACACAGATATAAGAAATCCGTAGGAGTAAGGTTATGTGAGTATTTTAAACCAAAAGATGTTCGACAAGATAATAATGAAAGCGACCGTTGACACCGAGGATATTGATACCATCGTCTTACGTAACTATTTGGAACAATGCACGGAAGGTGATGAAGTCTATTATAAATCTACTGCCTACGCGAACTTCGACGGATGTTTTATCGAACTCAGAGGAAATAAATTGAAATGTAAATGCTCTATCTGCAAGCTGTACAGCAAAGGGAAAAACGGCAAACTGGATAACAGTAGGCCAATGACCTTCGCGATGGCGGTCCGGACAATCAAGGAGCTTCTTCTCCGCTTGTGCGTGAGAATGGAGAATGCAGTAGTGACATATTACGAGATCGGCATCACGATGAAGATGTCCCACTTCGCAGAATGCTATATCCGGCAGGTGCAGGAGATATCGGACAGAATACTTTGGAATGATGCTAATTTTCCGGAATACCGGCAGAAAACAACAGAGAAGAGCAAGTATTTCCGCAAGGTTCTAAAGATCTATGATAAGTCATTCGAAGCAGGTGAGAAAGGCCGGAAGGTAGGTGACAATATACTTCGGATAGAAACGGTCTACAGGCATCAATCTGTATCAATGCTTGAATTTACCGACTACTTCTTCCTGTCCAAGATGGGGAGAATATTCTACAAGGACTGGTCAGAGATATGCTTTACGAGAGAATTGTCTGCGACAAAGGGTGTAAAGATATCCCAGCTTGAAAAAGCCAGGGAGATCTATCGGCTCGGAACAACGAGATATAAGGAACACTACAAGCAAATCTTCCTTGATGGAAAGCTGACCAAAAAACAATGGGAGACGATTCGCAACTTTGCGAAAGCGTGGCCGACTGAGCGTGAGAAATACGTGGAAGAGGTCGGTGAGCTTGAGAAGGAATTCAAGGATCGTCTATTGTCTAATTTCCAGATTGGGATTTTTACACCCGTTCGCAGAAAGCTATAACAGTCTGATTATCAATATTTTATATAAAATAGAAAAAGCACCATATGGTGCGCGATTAAAATACTGATTATCAAGCAAATAAGAAAATAAAGAATCGAAATTAACAATTTACGGCAACTTGTCCTATACTGCCCGCAGGGTAGTTGGGTAGCAACTTAAGAGGGCAGTTAATTTTAAATGATAACTAAAAACGAAAACTATGTCATATAAAGCATCAGGCGTAATTATTGCGGTAATGCCTACCGCGCATGGAACAACAAGAAACGGAAAAGATTGGGAAAAGCAGGAATGTGTGTTGGAGATGTCAGACAAGTACCACACCAAAATGAAGTTCTCAATTTACTCATGGGATGGACCCATCGAGACTCCCCTTAAGACAGGAGACAGTGTTGAGATATCCTTCATGGTAGAAGCAAGGGAGTCAAAAGGAAACTGGTTTAATGAAGTAAAGGCTTATTGTGTTGAACATCAAAAACGATGAAGATTCAAGGTTATCCATTGGTTTGTAGTGGAATTCATCACAGCGGTCGTTGTATAAAGCAATGTGTAGGGAATGTCCGCTGTACTCAAAGAGAAAGCAGCCATTTCATAAGTCATGGCGCATAAGTGGAATTGAAAAATGTATAATCAACTATGTTAGTAGGAACAACAAATCTTAATACGACTCTCAACCTGACGTATGTGTTGACAGATGTCGTAGAAACTCTTCTCCTCGACATGAGAAGTGAAATGAAAAAACAGGGTTATGATCTGCGTTACGATGCCAAGCACAATTTCAACACGGCGATAGCAGCTATACGCCGGCTGAAGCAAGATGTAGACAAGACCCAGCTTTCTACTCAGGAGAACTTCGGAAACGACTCAGACTGTCTCCTTGCCTTCATCAAGCTGCTGATAGATCGCTGCGGTGACGACGACAAGGAAGAGGTAGCAGAAAAATTGGCTAAATGTGGTATGGTCGTAGTACAAGATGAAACATTCTATGTGGAACCAAAGAAAGAAGATCAGTCGTCCTAAATACTCATATGCTCCCATCGGTAGCCGGTGGGCGGTTTATCACTGGTTGGAGATAGGAGATATCCTCGAGGTAGACAAGGTTGGTGAATTCCCCACCTGTGAGGAAGTCCGCAAGGAGTGTTACCGGCTCAACGGCTGGAAATATGAAGAACCTGAGAAGAGAAAAAAATAACCTCAAATATTAATAATTTAATTTTTTTACATTATGAATGAAATTTATTGGATGACCATAGTTGGTAAACTGTCCACCGCCTTGACGGTCGTATGGATTGTAACTTTGATAATTATCCTTGGTATGTTGTTTGTCCTGGCAGCTTCGGAGGGTGATGTAATCGATGATGAGGACAGCGCACACGCATTCTTCAAATGGTTGAAGCGCTTTGTTGTCTGTGGTGTAATAGCGGCAATGGCGAATATTTTCATTCCGACGACCAAGGAGCTGCTTTATATCTATGGTATCGGTGGTACGATTGACTATATCAGAACAAATGATACAACAAAGCAGCTTCCGGACAAGTGTATCAAAGCGCTTGACCGTTTTGCAGATAAATATATTGACGAACCTGAAAAAGACAAATAATTATGGGAATGCACACATGGTTTGAATGTAAGATCCGTTACGAGAAAGTCGTTGAAAACGGAATGCAGAAAAAAGTAACTGAGCCCTACCTGGTAGATGCTCTCAGCTTCACGGAGGCGGAAGCACGGATAATAGAAGAGACGACTCCCTTCATCTCCGGAGTGTTTACCGTCTCTGATATCAAACGCGCCAACTATAGCGAGATATTCCCCAGCGACGCAGAGTGTGACGACCGCTGGTTTAAATGTAAACTGTGCTACATCACATTGGATGATAAGAGCGGAGCCGAGAAAAAACAAGTACCTATGTGTTGGTACAGGCTTCGGACCTCGAACGGGCGAAGAAGAACCTTGATGCCGGCATGAAAGGCACAATGGCAGACTATCAGGTGCCCTCAGTCGTAGAAACAGCTATCATGGATGTATATCCTTATACAGCTGACAAGGATGCCAAGCTTGAATCGGACGAAAAGAAAAAGGAGGAATGAGTAATCCAAAGGTAGTTGCAGTCCTGCTCATTGTATGTGAGCAGGACTCCCTTAATGATCCGAAAGAAACGGTGAGCGAGGTTGACATGGAAGATGATCTGCTACAGATTAAAGTAGAAGGCACCAATTATGCGATAGATTCCTTCATACATGAAGAGAGTAAACGAGTACGTTTTGGCTGGCATACACGTGACAAGCCTTTCCATCCGCAAGATTTCAGACGGAAAGTCAACCGGCACCGCATCAGGAGCCGGTGCTTTTAAAGATAATTTAATTTCCATTTAAACGACAATCTTATGAACTTAAAAGAAAACAAAGCTAAAAAGTCGATGAGGGCTATCCTTCAGGATGTTTCCCGTGTGACGGGAATATCAAAGGTTCTGATCCTTTCTCGTGTCAGGAAACAGAAGGTGGCTGATGCAAGAATGCTATTCTGTCACATGGCTCGTAAGGAAGGCTATCTTTTGCGTGAAATAGGATCTTTCATCGGAAAGAGTTACTCTCGTGTATCGATGGCATGTTGTGATGTGGTACTGAGAAAAGAGACGTTTCGCCCATTCATTGACAAATTATCCGCATCCGTGAAGACGTTGCCTGATACAAGGAAAAGGAAATGTGTGCTGACACTAAAGGAAGGCGAACATGAATGGCAATTAAAGGCTTACCAGTCCCCTGTTGGGATACGACATGAGGGTAAACGTCCTGATAGGGTAATCATTGACTGTTATCAGGAGTGTAATCAGAAACAGTTATTAGAATTATCCAGATATCTGGAAACTATTGCCAAGGCAATGGCAATTCAAATTGAACAATCATGAATAAAATAAGACTAATACTTCGTTGGCTATTTATTCCGTTATGGATTGTACTGTTTTTGTGTATTTGCTTATATGGTATATACAAATGAGTTGGTACTATTTCAGCTTTCAAGATTATTGGAATGCTTTTCTAATATTATGGGATAAAATAATGCTATTAATGAGATTAAAAACTAAATAAGTATGAGCGAAATAGAATATATAGAACAACCAAAAGCGATAGCTAAACTTGTTCATAGGTCGACCAAATCTATTATCCCAGTTTACAAACCAATGAATTGGTTTCAGAGACTAATGATAAGATGGTGTTTTGGGCTTAAATATGAAAGGATTAACTAATAACAATAGAGAAAGGAACTAAAGTATGACACAAGAAAAATTCATTGCATTGTCAAAGGAAAAGGTTGCAAAATTGAATAAAGGTTCAAAAGAAGCGGAAGAAGCATGGAGAGCCGGATATCTGTATTTAGCAGAACAGCTACGCATCAGTTTCAATAACAAGACACAACTTTACTTTTTAGAAGAAGTAGAAGAAATCGTCGAGGATTCTTACGAACTTGATGAATTTGAATAACGTATAATAAGATAAAAAAGGAATAATAATATGGCAAAGATTTATGTAGCAAGTAGTTGGAGAAATGTATTTCAACAGGACGTTGTAGCTATTCTCCGTGATTTAGGACATGAGGTCTATGATTTTAAGAATCCCCCACATGGGAATGGTGGTTTCCAATGGTCTGATATAGACCCTGATTGGCAGAACTGGACAACTGAACAATATCAAGAAGCACTTAATCACCCAATTGCGCAGAAAGGTTTTGATTCAGATTTTAATGGTATGCAGTGGGCTGATGTCTGCGTTATGGTTCTTCCTTGTGGCCGCTCGGCCAACACAGAAGCCGGATGGATGAAAGGTGCAGGTAAAAGGGTAATGGTTTATTCTCCCGAAAAGCAAGAACCAGAACTGATGTATAAAATATACGATTTTGTGAGTGACAACATATTTCGTATCAACGATAAGATAATTGGAGTATAACAAATCAGAGATGAATGTACTAAGTTTATTCGATGGCATGTCCTGCGGTCAGATTGCTTTGAAGCAGCTTGGCATTATCCCGGAAAAGTATTACGCTTCTGAGATAGACAAGCATGCCATCAAGCAGACACAACTGAACTTCCCGAACACAATTCAGCTCGGAGATGTCACCCGAGTAGATGTATCTCGGTTGGAACCAATTGACTTGTTGATAGGAGGCAGTCCTTGTCAGTCATTCTCTTTTGCCGGCAAACGTGTCGGGATGTCTACTGTGGATAAAGAAGAGATATACACTCTGGATCGCTACCTGGGATTAAAAGAAGAAGGCTTTCAATTCGAAGGGGAGTCTTATCTGTTCTGGGAGTATATGCGTATTCTGACTGACATCCGTAAATATAATCCGAATGTGCTGTTCTTGCTGGAAAACGTAGAAATGGGCAAGAAATGGGAACGGGTACTGAGCGAAGCAATCGGTGTGTATGGTGTGCATATCAATTCTGCCTTGGTATCGGCACAGAATCGGAGACGTATCTATTGGACGAATATCCGGACTAAGAGAAATGGATTGTTTGGCGAACTTCATTCTGACATACCGCAACCGGAAGATAAGGGGATTTTGCTGAAAGACATCCTTGAAGACGAAGTGGACGAGAAGTATTTTTTGAGCGATAAAGCCCTTTCGGGTATAATTAACCATAAGAAAAGACACATGGAAAAGGAGAGTGGCTTCGGAGCGCAATTTCCGACCGTGAAGAGCAATGCCTTGTTGGCTAGATGTTATAAAGACGGAAAAGAAAATCTGGTATGTTCTCCCCGTGGAAACAACACAGGAGGAGTATTTGGCGAGACCCTTAGGAATATTATCCAGATAAATCCGGTTTCCGGTAGCGGAGGTAAACAATCGTATCAACAGGACCGTATCTACGATGTTAATGGTATTTCTCCTGCTTTATGTAGGGGTGGTGGCGGAATGTCTCCTAATATTGCTGTAGGATTAATCCGTCGTCTGACTCCTACCGAATGCGCCCGCCTTCAGACTATTCCTTCCTGGTATAAATGGGAATGTTCCGACACGCAGCAGTACCGAATGCTAGGCAACGGATGGACAGGGGATTATATTTGTGTTGCCATGCGTGGGCATGATGATGGAAAACAACATTTAGAGCCGCAATTAACAGGAAAGATAAATTGTTTGACAACTGTTCAGAAAGACAATTTAATAGTGGAAGATGTTAGAGTCAAAGGAGTTTCGTATACAGACAGAGGAATACGTCCTCATAGAGGGGATTACAGGAAATCCGGAGTAAGCGAGTACGGTACAATTTTATATACCGATCAAAAATCAGATACGCATATTGCGTCTCATGTAGGAATGATCGTAGAAGAGGATTCGCCTCTCACGGGAATTGCAAGGATTCGTCGTCTGACTCCTACCGAATGCGCCCGCCTTCAGACTATTCCTTCATGGTATAAATGGGAATGTTCCGACACGCAGCAGTACCGAATGCTAGGCAACGGATGGACGGTGGATGTTATTGTGCACATCCTATCCTTTATGAAAGAGAAAATGAATATTAACGTAGCCTGAAAAGGCTCAAAACAAATCAGTAATGAGCAAAAGTATTAGTTGGGAATTATACTTGAAGATTCGGCAAGCAATCGACTTCCTTCGCAGCATGGAATGCGATACCCCCCTAAACCTCGGTTTTTCCGGTGGAAAAGATAGCGTTGTTATTCTTGACCTTGCAGAACGTTCCGGTATAAAGTATAACGCTATCTATGCCAATACTACCGTTGATCCTCCCGGTACGATTAGCTTTATAAAGAAGAACTATCCACAAGTACAGATAATGCACCCGGAGAAATCTTTCTTTAGACTGATTGAGGAAAAAGGTTTTCCGTCCCGTTTGCGTCGGTTCTGTTGTGAGAAGCTGAAAGAACGATACGGAATTGGTAAGCGAAGTATTGAAGGAATGAGAGCTGCCGAAAGTATAAATCGAAAAGATTATGAGCCGGAGCAGTGTGATACAAGAAAATGGATGAAAGGAGCAAAGCATATTCTTCCTATCCTCACATGGACAGAAGAAGATGTTTGGAATTACATTCGTGAGCGTGGTTTGCCATATTCAAAGTATTACGATGCTCCATATAACCTTTCTCGACATGGTTGCGTAGGTTGCCCGCTCTGCAATTACAGGCAGATGCAGTTGGAATTTAAGATGTTCCCCGGCTATGCTCGTAAAGTGATAGCATCCGTTGGAATATACATGAATACTCATCCGAATGGCTTTCTTGCTCGCAATTTCTCGGACGGATACGAGGCTTTCTACTACTACATCAATGAAATACCCATTGCGGAGTTTCACGAATTAAAGAAAGGCTTATTCGGTTTCAATGCAAAGGAAATTGTTCAAAGGGAAATTTTAAATCAAATAACGTAAAACAAATCAATAATGAATAAAGATAATATTATTCCACCTATGACGCATCCTTATGGGATGTGTTGGCAACAGCCGCCAACTTACTTG